TATAGTTGTTATGTGCATGGTTAGCCGGTGCGGTTATGGGAGCTATTAAATCAGATGGCGAAAGCGTAAACAAAAGAGCCTAAACCGCACCGCTATTTATTATGGGGTTTAACATGATTGGTATCGGGCAATATATCAGTAACGGATTCACAAAGGTTTTATTGGTGTGCTCCGTTGTTTCTGCGTTTGTAATTATTGCATTGTGTGGATGGATTAATCATCAGTCAGCAACTATTGATGGGTTGAATGGAAAGATAAAAACACACCAAGAAACAATTGCTGCACAAAGTCAAACGATCACTCGATTAGAAGAAGATGCTGAGCGAAATAGACAGCTCACATTTGAGCTAAGTCAGGTGGAGTCAGATGCAAGGAGTAAATCAGATGCAGTTATCAAATCTATACCGAAACAAGTTAAAACTAGCAGTGCTTTTAATACTAGTGCTCCTAGCAATGTTATTGAGTTCTTGCGCCAGTAAACCTGTTGTAGTTAGTTGTTCCCAATTACCTGCAGCGTTGACCGCTCATTTAGATAAGACGGTATTTGCTGGTGATACTTATGGTGATGTAACAAAGTACGCGGTAATCTTAAAACGCGAACGTGATATGTGCTTAAACCGTATTGATAAAATTCGGGAGTGGCAAATAGAGAAGTTAAGTAAATAAAGGTGAGTGACAATACTCGCCTTTTTTCTTTTGGTGGGAACTATGCCAGCAAGAATACCTAAAGCATGCAGAAAGCAAGGCTGTAAGAATACAACAATCAACAGCAATGGTTATTGTGATGAACATCAAGGTTGTGGTTGGCAAAGACATCAGAAAGGAAAGACATCGTCTCAGCGTGGTTATGGAGCTCAATGGTGAAAAATAAGATCTATCGTGTTAGTTCGCGATAACTATTTGTGCCAAGAATGTTTAAAGCAAGGTCGGTTTGTAACAGCTACAACTGTTGACCATATAACTCCTAAGGCTCACGGTGGTAGTGATGACTTAACTAATCTACAAAGTTTATGTAATTCATGCCATAAATTCAAAACAGCGCGAGAACGCTTGAAATAGTGTTTAAAGTGCGGTTGTTTTTGTAAGGGGAGGGGGTAGTAAAATCTCTATAGGTTTTGCCTATCGAAACCGCCCCCCTAACTCAATTTTTACAACCGCGAAATTAAGATTTTAAAGGTAAGCCAAAATGACAGGAAAAGCACTCGTTTCAGGTAGGGGGCGAAAGCCTAAGCCGACAGCAGTGAAAGAGCGTCAAGGCAATCCTGGTAAGCGAAAATTAAATAAAGATGAACCGCAGTTTAGCGAATTTGATGAGCATACACCGCCGCCAGATGACCTAGACGAGAATGGCAAAACAATGTGGGTCTTTGTGTTAAAAGAGTTGATCCCACAAAAAGTATTACTCAAAACAGATTTGCAGACTGTTGCAAATTACTGCATTGCTTACCAAAACAGAAAGCAAGCTAATCGTGATATTGAGAAATTCGGTAGCGTAATTGAATCAGATGCAGGTATTAAACGAAATCCGGCTTTCACCACGCTAAAGGAAGCGATGGCTGATATGGCTAAGTTTGGCTCATTGCTTGGCTTAGATCCAAGTAGTCGCACTCGATTAGTGGGAAATGCCGATAATAAAATCGAGAATCCATTCGCGGAGTTAATGCAATGACAGATAATGTAAAAAAGGCAATTAAGTATGCCAAAGATGTTATTGCTGGCAAAATTCCCGCATGCCGATTTATTGTAAAAACCTGTCAGCAGTTCATTGATGATTTAGAAAATCAAAGTGCGGTTAAATTTCCTTATTATTTTGATGAAGTTAAGGCCGAAAAAGCGTGCAAATTCATTCAATATCTGCCACACACAAAAGGCGAGTGGGCATCAAAACGACAAAATATCACGCTTGAACCGTGGCAACTCTTCATTATGGCAAATACTTTCGGGTGGTTGCGTAAAAGCGACAATCTGCGTCGTTACCGTGAAGTTTATGTTGAAGTACCCCGCAAAAACGGTAAATCAGCTATTTCTGCCGGTGTCGGCTTGTATATGTTCTGCATGGATAATGAGTTTGGCGCTGAAGTTTATTCAGGCGCGACCACAGAAAAACAAGCATGGGAAGTTTTCCGTCCTGCTCGATTGATGTGTAAGAAAACCGATCTTCTTTGCTCGACTTTTGGTATTGAAGTTAATGCCTCTAACTTAAACCGTCCTGCTGATGGTTCTCGTTTTGAACCGCTTATTGGTTCACCTGGTGATGGTGCATCACCTAGTTGTGCGATAGTGGACGAATACCATGAGCATAAGAATGATGAGCTATATACCACAATGTTGACTGGTATGGGGGCGCGTAAACAACCGCTTATGTTTATCATTACGACTGCAGGTTATAACATCGAAGGTCCTTGTTACGACAAACGCAGAGAAGTAATTGAAAAATTATCCGGTGCAATTCCTAATGACGAGCTATTTGGGATCATCTATACAATTGATGAAGATGATGATTGGACAGATGAAAGCGTATTACGTAAAGCAAATCCAAACTTTGATGTGTCAGTGTATGGTGACTACCTAATTAGTCAGCAAAACAAAGCAATTAATAATGCACGTCTAACCAATACTTTCAAGACTAAACACTTGAATGTATGGGTGTCTGCGAAAGAAAGCTATTTCAACATGGTGAGCTGGGAAAACTGCAAGGATGAAACATTATCACTTGAAGATTTCCAAGGTGATGATGTTGTGCTTGGCCTTGATATGGCGCGTAAGCTTGATATGAACTCGCTTGTTAAAGTTTTTGCGCGGGTTATTGATGGTAAGCGGCATTATTATTGTATTGCTCCAGAATTCTTCGTTCCGGAAGATACTATCTATAACACTGATACCGCTTTAAAACGAGTGGTGGACAAATATCAAAAATGGGTAAACAGTGGGCATTTAACTGCAACAGATGGTGCGGAAGTTGATTATCGAGAAATCGAAGAAGTCATCAAAGATACCAATCAAGAGCATAGAGTTTCCTGTGTTGCAATTGACCCGCATGGAGCGATAGCAATCAGCCATAACTTAGCCGATGAAGGGCTTAATCCTATAACCATTACACAAAATTACACTAATTTATCCGACCCAATGAAAGAATTGGAAGCGGCAATTGAATCAGGTCGTTTCCATCATGACGGGAATCCAATTATGACGTGGTGTATTGGTAACGTGGTTGGCAAGACGGTTCCAGGGAATGATGATGTTGTGCGCCCAATTAAAGAAATTCCTGAAAACAAAATAGACGGAGCGGTGGCGTTAATGATGGCAATAGGTCGCATTATGTTGAGCACTGATGATGAAAGCTTTTTCCCAAATGAGGTATTAGAACTATGAGAACTGTCATTTTAGATCTTTTAGGTCTAACAGGCTTTGGCTTGATGTCTTATGGAGTGTATCTCAAATATGGGGCAGATATTGCATTAATTGGCAGTGGGGCATTATTACTGCTTTTAACTATTTTGGCATCGAGAGGTAAACAATGATTTTTGATAAATTATTTAGCACTCGTTCACTTGAGAATCCAGCGGTGCCATTAAGTGCTGAATCAGCTTACGAAGAAATATTCGGAATGCAGCCGACTAAATCGGTTAGTCCTGATTTGGCGATGAAGTTATCTGCTGTTTATGCTTGTGTTTACGTGTTGTCGAGTTCGGTCGCACAATTACCACTGCACGTGAAGTGTAAGAGCGGTGATAAAGTAGAAACAGTAAAAGATCATCCAGCATATTACCTTCTACATGATAGCCCTAACGCTTGGCAGACGTCTTATAAATTGCGCGAATATGCACAAAGTTCTGTTTTGTTGTACGGAAATGCTTATATCCATATTGTTCGTAATAAAAACGGTGAAGTTGTCTCGCTTGAATCATTAGAGCCGTGGAAAGTGCAGTTGCTTAAAAACGGAAGTCGCTATGTTTACGCTTACTACGGTGACGATAAGACAATGAGCCTATCTCCAGATGATGTTTTACACATCAAGTCACTCGGGCCATCAATAAAAACAGGTAAATCAGTCATCCAAACTCATGCTGAGACGATTGGCTTAGGGTTGGACGCTCGAAAATTTGCGAGCGGGTTCTTCGGTGGAAATGCTCGTCCTGCAGGTATTCTTTCGGTTAAGACGCCACTGAATAGCAACGCGTGGGAAAATTTTAAAAAGATGTGGCAAACCGCACAAGAAAAGCTGAGAAGCGAAGAAAATAAAACAATATTACTTCCTGCTGAGCTTGATTATAAGGCTTTGACCGTGTCACCAGTCGATACCGAGCTTCTTTCGATGATGAAACTTAATCGTTCAGAGATTGCCGGTATTTTTAATGTTCCAGCACACATGATCAATGATTTGGAGAAAGCGACATTTTCCAACATCTCCGAACAGACAATCCAGTTTATTCGATTCAGCGTGATGCCATGGGTGGTGAATTGGGAGCAAGAATTAAACCGAAAAATCTTTACTGAAGCAGAGCGTAAAGCGGGTTACTTCGTGAAGTTTAATCTTGCTGGGATTATGCGCGGTACTGCAGGTGAGCGAGCAACGTTCTACCATGCGGCTATCACTGATGGTTGGATGTCGCGAAATGAAGCTCGTCACCTTGAAGATATGAATCCGGTTGAAGGACTGGATGAAATGTTGGTTAGCGTGAATGCGGCAAAACAAGCAAATAATAAACAAACGGAGAACACAAATGAGTGATGTAGAAAAACGCTCCTACGCAGGCGAAGTGCGAGCGGAAAGCCGAGATGATGAGCCTACGCACATTATCGGTTATGGTTCCGTGTTCAATACTATGTCTGAAGTAATGTGGGGTTTTCGCGAAATCATTATGCCAGGTGCATTTGATGATGTACTTGAAGATGATGTGCGCGGGTTGTTTAATCACGACCCGAATTTCATTCTAGGGAGAAGCAAGGCTGGTACGTTGAGTCTATCAGTCGATGAAACAGGTCTTAAATACGACATTATCGCACCAGATAATCCAACTATTCGTGATTTAGTTATTGCACCGCTAAAACGTGGTGATATTACTCAATCATCCTTTGCGTTTAAGATCGCACGTAATGGAGATGAATGGTATGAAAATGATGATGGTGTAATCATCCGTGAAATTCATAAAATTTCACGCCTTTATGATGTCAGTCCTGTGACTTATCCAGCTTACCAAGAAGCAAGCAGTACAGCTCGCTCACTTGAAGCGTGGAAAGAAGCTCGAGACTCAGGAACAATTGCTAAAGCGGTATCACAAAAAGCCGCACGTGAGCGATTCTTAAGCTTAATTAACGCTAAATAAAAGTAATTTTTATCAATACGAGCCGCAATAATGCGGCTTTTTTCATTTAAAGAAAGAGGAAAAATCATGGCTAAATTACATGAACTTCAAGAAAAACGTCGTAATATCGCGGCTCAAATGCGTCAATTGAATGATGAAATTGGCGAAAAAACATGGACTGAAGAACAACGCACTAAGTGGGATTCAATGAAATCCGAGTTAGGCGGTGTTGAATCACAAATTGAGCGCGAAGAATCATTACGATCAATCGATGCTTTATTTGTTGAAGAGCAACGTCAAATTGAAACTGAATCAAAACCAGTTATTGATGTAGAAGTTAAACGTTCCCAAGCATTTAATTCGTTCTTACGTCGCGGCTTAGGCGAATTAAGTCAAGAAGAACGTCAAGTGATGGCGGAACTTCGCGCACAAGCGGCAGGCACGGACAATAAAGGTGGTTACACCGTACCTAAAGAAATGCAGGCTCGTATTGCTGAACAAATGAAAGCTTTTGGTGGTATCGCGAGCGTTGCTCAAATTCTTAACACTGCAGACGGTCGCGTTATTACTTGGGCGACAGCAAACGGCACCGCTGAAGAAGGTGAATTAATTGGCGAAAATGCGGCAGCAACTGAATTAGATACTGAATTTGGCACAGCTGAGCTTGGTGCGAAAAAACTCTCATCAAAAATTATCCGCGTATCAAACGAATTGTTACAAGATTCAGGTGTGGATATCGAAGAGTATTTATCTCGTCGAATTGCAGAACGTATTGGTCGTGCAGAAGCTAAATATCTTATCCAAGGTACTGGCGTTGGCTCACCTGCTCAACCTAAAGGCTTACAAACTGCAGTTACTGGTGTAACCCAAGCAGCAGCTGCTGCAGTAGCATGGCAAGATTTTAACGCATTGATCCACTCAGTAGATCCTGCCTATCGCAATGTTGGCAATACTCGCCTTGCTTTCAACGACAATACGTTAAAAACGTTGAAAGAAATGGTGGATGGACAAAAACGTCCATTATGGTTGTCAGAAGTGGCAGGCGTAGATCCTGCAACCATCTTAGGTCATCAATATGTGATTGACCAAGGCATCGAAGATATTGGTTCAGGTAAGAAATTTGCTTACTTCGGTGATTTCAGCCGTTTCATCATTCGTCGCGTGTCAGGTATGACATTGCGTCGCTTAGTGGAACGTTACGCAGAGTTCGACCAAGTAGGTTTCTTAGCGTTCCATCGCTTTGACTGCGTACTCGAAGATGTGTCAGCAATTAAAGCATTAACAGGTAAATAGTTAAACGTGCGGTCAGAAATGGCCGCATTTTTTATTTGGGGGATGAATGGATATCACACTAGACGAAATTAAGTTGCAATGTCGTATTGATAACGATGAGGAAGATGATTTGTTGTCTGCCTATTTAGTTGCAGCGAAGGCGATGGTTGAGAACCACACGAATAGAGTGCTTTTTAATACATTGCCCGAAGAAAAACCGATTAATGCACAAGAAATCACTGGTGATTTGAAAATAGCTATATTAATGCTGATCGCTTACCTATATGAAAACCGTGGTGGATGGAACGAAGGGCAAGGTGTAACAAACTTTGATATACCTCCAACTGTAAAAGCCATCATTGAGCGTTATCGTTTTATAGATGTGTAGGTGATTAATATGAACATAGGAAAGCTACGTCACAGAATTACCTTGTTGCGGCAAGTTAATGAAGTGAATGATTACGGTGCAAGTACTCAAACCTGGAAGAGAGTAGCTACTGTTTGGGCTGATGTTAGACCATTATCAGGTCGAGAGTACTTTTCCGCTCAACAAGTGCAGTCAGAAATCACTACACAGATATGGCTACGTCATCTAGACGGTATTAAACCATCAATGAGGGTTAAGTTCGGTAAACGTTTTTTAGAAATCGTTGCTGTGCTTAACACCCAAGAACGCAACGTCTCTCTACAGTTAATGTGTAAAGAGGCAGTTGATGGGTAATGTCAAGGTTGAGGGATTATCTCAAATACACAAAGCTTTGAGTGAGCTTGGTCGTAAGGTCTCTAACAAGATTGCAGTTAAAGCGATGAGAGAGGGCGGAAAGATTGTGCGAGAACAAGCAAGACAAAATGCACCTGTTCTTTCCCAAAGTACGCCATATAGACGAGCTGGCACGCTCAAAAAAGCGATTAAGAGCAGTACGAAAGTCTTAAAAAACGGCAAAATCGGTACTGTAATACGAGTTAAAGGACTTACGGCCAAGCAACGAGTGGCTTTCAAGGCTAAAAATGCAAGTAGCGGTGCTTACAATCCGAAAGATCCGTTTTACTGGCGTTTTATTGAGTTTGGCACTTCAAAAATGCCAGCCAAGCCATTTCTAAGACCAGCATTTGAGCAGACCAAAGAAAAGGCTGCGACAGAAATCATCACAACGCTTAAGCGTGGAATTGAAGAAGAGGCAGGGAAATGATTCAGCAAGATTTATTCAAGGCATTAGCTCCACTTGTTGAAAATCGGTGTTTTTATGGGTTTATCCCCGATACAAACAAGAAATTCCCTGTCATCGTCTATCAATTCATTAATATTTCGCCTAATTCTGCTTTAGAAGATGGCGATTTAGATGATTTTATGGTGCAAATCGACATTTACAGCCCAAATCCCGATGATGTGATGGCGCTAAGAAAGCCGATATTTAGTGCGTTAGAGCAAAAATTTGACTATGCGGAGCGTAGTAACGACCTGTCAGACTATGAGCCTGATACAAAACTACACCGCAGAACAATCAATTACCAAATTGCTTATGGAGAATAACAATGGCAACACAAACAACCCCTTTTCAAGGGACTAAGTTTTATTTAGGCGTTGGCTATGACACAGAAAAAGCGATTACAGCTTGCACTGTTACGCCAAATGCCACAATTACCGCAACAGGTAACGGCTTAAAAGCTGGTGATTTCATCCGAATTACTGGCTTAGGCACTCTAGATGGCTGCTATCCTGTAAAATCTGTTTCTACTGACACAGTAACACTTGCCGATGAGGTGGATTGGAAAGGTTTTGATAAGCCGACTAATTTCGCCGGTGCAAAAGTCTCAAAAATCCAATTATCAAGCAACTTCTGTGCGATTAAACAGATTGATGGTGATGGCGACACATTGGGTGAAACAGACATTACTACAATGTGTTCAGAGGGTACAGAAACAGAAGCTGGTGAGATTGAATACGGTTCAATTAAGCTTTCTTTCTACTACGCTCCTGCGACCACAATGCAGCAAGATTTGCGTAAAAAATTCTACAACAAGGAAACATTCCCTTGGTTGATGATTTTAAAAAATAATCAAGGCGCTTTATATGGTACTGGATTTATCCAAACCTCACCTAACTTTAGCGGTGAAGTAAAAGGTAAGTTTGAATCAGGTGTAACCATCAAAAAAGCAAAACGTGATTACTTGTTACCAACAGCAGCGTAACCAATAAGACCGAGAGTTAATACTCTCGGTTTTCTTTTCTAAGGCGGAACGAATGAATTTAAGAGATAAACTTTTATCACACAAGCCAAAAGTTAAACCAGTAGAGATTTTAGGCGATACCTATTACATCCGTGAGTTTACCGTTGGCGAAATGAACAAAGCCTTATACGGACAACAGCAAGAATTAGTGCGAATTGCTGAGGCTCAAGGTATTACGCTTGATTTCACCAATGAAGATACCTTAACCGAGCAATTAGCCAAAGTTTACGACAAACACAAACTAACTCGCACAATCGCAATGCGTTTATGCGATGAGTACGGTGAAAATCTATTTAATGCCGAAGATGAAAACGATTTAGAGGCATTATCTCAACTTGATAAAGCTGTCATTGAGCAACTTAACCAAGCCATTATGGACGGTGAACCAAAAAACTCACCAGCCGAAGAAAGTTCCAAATAAACCTGTCACTTTCTCTCGGTAAGACGCTAGAAGAAATTGAGCAGATGCCAGAAAGCCATTTGCAAGAGTATCGGCTGTTTTATGAAGAACAACCGTTCGGATTGTGGCGTGATGATTATCGCTCTGCTCAAATTTCGCACGTTTTGGCAATGGTTAATCGTGATCCGAAAGGCAAACCGCCAGAGCTTTCAGATTTTATGCCTTTTTACAAAGAGAAGAAAGAAGAAGAGTTTGATGACGGTTCTGCTGAATACTTAGCAAACAGATAACGGAGTAAAAATGGCAGGCTCATTAGGACACTTGAATATTCAACTTGAGTTAGATCAGGTTAAATTCCAGAGTGGTATCAATAACGCACAAGGCAGAGTGAAACGCTTTACTGATACCACGACAAAACAATTAAGCAATATTGAGCGGTCGATGAATTCGCTCAATCGTGTATCTGCGAACCTCTTCAAAGCTGGTATAGCTGGTTTTGGTGCAAATCAATTAAAAGGTTTTGCCGATGGATACACAGAAATTCAAAACAAACTTCGATTAGTCGAAAGTGCATCAATTAGTAGCTCAAAAGGTTTAAACAATGTTTTCGATATCGCATTAAAAACTAACCAAAGCATTAATGCGACTTCTGGAGTTTATCAACGATTTGCTCAAAATGCCGAAACATTAAAAATTAGCCAAGCACAGGTTGCCAGTTTAACTGAAACAGTATCTAAAGCTGTTGCGGTATCTGGTGCAAGTGCAGGTGCAGCGGATGCAGCATTGACACAGTTCGGGCAAGCGTTAGGGAGTGGAATTCTTCGTGGTGATGAATTTAACTCTGTAATGGAGCAAACCCCAGCATTAGCGAAAGCGATTGCAACTGGTTTAGGCGTTACAACCGGCGAGCTTCGCAATATGGCGAAAGAGGGCAAACTAACAATGGATGTTCTTGTTCCAGCGTTAGAACGAGCCAAAGAATCTGTTGATGACCAGTTTAACACTCGAATCCTTACTATTTCCGCAGCCTTTGAAAATCTAAACACCTCAACCGTCAAATGGATTGGTGAATTAGATAAATCAACGGGAGCGAGTGAGGCGTTTGCTAAGGCTATTAACGAAATCGCCAATCACTTAACTATCGTTGCGAGTCTTGCAGCAGGTGCAGGAGTAGTTTGGAGTGTTGGAAAAATCCGCGCTTGGATTGCTGCTAGTATTCAAGCATCTGCCGCTATGTCAGCACAGGCGGCTGCAACAAGAAATCTTACTGCTGCACAGCAAGCATTAACCGCAACAGGTAAAGGCTTAGGCGGCGCATTAGGTTTTGTTGGTGGTCCACTTGGCTTATTAACTCTAGGCTTGTCTGCTGGTGTTGGTGTTTTCTTAGACTACCAACAGAAAACAGAGGCAGCTAGACAAGAGCTGTTATCCTTTGCTGATTCATTAGATGTAACTACTGGCAAATTAGCAAACACTTCTGCCGCAGTCCTTGACGGAATGAAAGCTAAATTAGAGCAATCAATCACCGCACAAAAGGACGAAATTAAGCGATTAGAAGAAGAGTATGAAAAGCTCAACAGAATAATCGAGCAAGGCAAACAAATCGCACAGCAAAGCGGAAAAGCGGAAGATTCGGCGTATTTAGAGGCACTAGCAAAAGCAACTCAAGATTTGGCGATTAAAAAAGCTGAATTAGCAAAAGCCAACGAGAAACTAACTAAGTCAGAAGATGATTTAAAAACAATCATTGGACAGGTTCCCGTTGCTGAATTTCACGATAAATTAAGAAGCTTATTACCAACACTGGACACTTCCAAAGTCAGCATTGATTCAATCGGATTTTCTCTCGATGACTTAAATAGAATTTTCCCAACCGCTGAAAGTGGTGCTGCATCTATTACAAGTGCAGTTGAGCGAATGGGTGCGATGGCTATCTTGGTGGCGAGCCAGTTCAATGCTCTAGGGTTTAGCGTTCAAAATGCTTTAAGCGACAAGGCGACCAAGTTAATTGAGCGAAACAACCGACAAATTGCAATTAACAAAGAAAAAGACCCAACCAAGAAACGCAGACTACAAGCGGAAGATAACGCATTAAATAGCGGATTTGAAAAAGATTCTGCTGATTTTTCTGCGGTGGTTGATAGCAACTTTGCCTTATTGGGTTCCCAAGCTGAAATCAAGGCGGCTAAAAAAGCTAAAAAATCTGGCGGCTCTAAAGTTGATTATATGAAACAGTTCACAGACCAACTTAGTGAAATGGAGCGCAGACTTTCAGAAATCAGAGCTAATGCTCAAGATATTTCTGTGTTTGGTCAAATCAGCCAGTATCAAGAGTTAAACAAGATTACTCAAGATATAGCGGCAAATGGCGAGAAATACGCTCATTTCGGTGCCGATGGATTAGCTAAGCTTAAAGATATGGCGGCTCAAATTGACGCAGCACAACAAAGCGTAGCAATCGCACAATTTGCTTATGATAACGGTGAAAAACTTCAATCACTTGAATTTGAGCTTGAATTGCTTGGTAAAACAAGACAAGAGCAAGAACTAATTCAATACAATCATCAGTTAGACCTTGAAGCGGCCCGTCTAAAAGTTGGAATGTCGCAAGAGAATATTGCTAAGCTTGATGAAGAAATCGCAAAACTGAAAGAGCGTAGAGCGGTTATTCAGGCAACATCCGAACGGCGAAGATTAGATCCAATCGCAGGATTGCAAGATGGCGTGATTCAACTTGAGGGAATGGTGAATGACGTGGCTGGAAATATCTCAAACATCACACAATCAGCCTTTAATGGAATGTCTGATTCCTTAACTAATTTCATAATGACGGGTAAAGCGGATTTTAGCTCATTAGCTAAATCGATTTTAAGCGATTTAACTTCGATGATTGTGAAAATGGCTTTATTTAATGCGATGAAGTCAGCCTTTGGTGGCACATCTATTGGTGGTTTCCTTGGATTTGCTAGCGGTGGTTACACTGGTGATGGTGGTAAATATCAGCCAGCAGGCGTGGTGCATCGTGGTGAATACGTTATCACCAAAGAGGCAACATCAAGATTAGGGATTGGCTTTTTAAATCACCTTAATTATGGTCGTGGGTATGCTAACGGTGGTTCGGTTGGCTCTATCCCGTCAACTGGTTATAAGCCTATGACTGGCGGAAGTATTTCCGTTAAAGTCATCAATAATGGTGAGCCTGTTAATGCCAACGTTGAACAAAGACAACGTAATGGTGAAACCGAAATCACAGTGGAACTAATTCGTCAAATAGCAAGAAGTGAAACCAACGGCATTATTTCAAATAATATGCGTTCTGGTGGCGTGTTTGCTTAGGGGTAAATATGGAAACGTTTAAATGGTGTATTAGACCTGATTTTCAGGTTGATAACGAGCCAACTGTAAACTCGATTGAATTTGGCGATGGATACACTCAGCGCCAATTACAAGGGATTAACAGCTTACTCCGTTCTTATTCGGTATTAGTTAAGGTTAAAAACAAAGACCGCCTAGAAGTGGATGAATTCTTTAAACGACACAAAGGAATTCATCCTTTTTTATTTAAAGACCCTTTTACTGGCAAAAATATCAAAGCTGTTTGTAGTAAGTGGCCTGCGAAGATGGATTTAAATTTTACCGAGTTCACTTGTGATTTTGTTGAGGTGCCATAATGCCACAACTAATTAGCAACAAATTCAAGTTAGACCTAGCTAAGCTAGAGCAAAATGCGCTGATTGAGCTATTTGAGGTTGATTTGAGACCGCTGCGAGATAGCGATGGAATTAGTGGTGAATTATACCGCTTTTATGCTGGCACTAACGAGAAATCACAACCTATCGTATGGCAAGGCAAGACTTATGAGCCATTTGCGGTTAAAGCTGATGGCTTTGAAATGTCAGGTAGCGGCCCAAGCAACCGACCAACGCTAACACTTGGGAATGTTGGTGGATTTATTACCGCACTTTGTAATCGATTTGAACAGTGTTTAGGTGGTGTGGTTAGACGAAGATTGGTTTATATGCATTATCTTGATGCAGTAAATTTCGTAGATGGTAATAAACAAGCTGACCCATCACAGGAGGCATTAAGTTATTTCTTGATTGAGCAATTATCCTCACTCAATCGAGATGTAGCTCAATTTACTCTAGCTTTACCGTCAGAGACTGATAACGCATTAATCGGACGAATGATTACTTCTACTTGCAATTGGCTTTATCGTGGCGTTGAGTGCGGTTATACAGGGCGAGCGGTGGCAGATGAAAAAGACCAGCCAACAACCGACCCAAAAAAGGATAAATGTAGTGGTTTGTTGACTGGTTGCAAGTTAAGAAACAACACGCACAACTATGGCGGATTTGTCAGTGTTGATAAATTGGGGTAGGTGATGGACGGTAAGTTACACAATGAAATAATCCGTTACTCGAAATCAAAAGAGCCACAGGAAAGCTGTGGTTTTGTTGTTTTAGTGGGCGGTGAAAAAGTCTTTATGCCTTGCGAAAACGTGGCAGAAGATAAGGAAAATCACTTTGAGATTACGCCAGAAGATTACATCAACGCATCAGAGAAAGGCGAGATTGTGGCATTGGTTCACTCACACCCACAAGGCGAGCCAAAACTCTCTCAGTCAGACTTACAAACTCAATTATACAGCCAGTTAGATTTCTGGCTAGTTTGCGATGAGCAAATCCATATTTTTCCCAAAATCCCATTTTTAATCGGTCGTGAGTTTAAACACGGTGAAATGGACTGTTACACGATATTCAGAGACTTCTACCGTCTATCAGGCTATGAGATGCCTAATTTCGAGCGTAAAGATTACTGGTGGGAAGATGGCAAAAATCTCTACCTAGATAACATTGAGAAACAAGGATTTGAGCAAGTTAAAGAGCCTCAAGTCGGTGATGTAATTTTGATTAGCGTTGGGGCGAATGTGCCTAATCACGCTGCGATTTATGTAGGTGAGCAGATGGTATTGCACCATGCGCCAAAACGCCTATCTAAGCGTGATTTGTACGATGGTTATTGGCTCAAGCACACTCACAGCATTTGGAGATACAGAGAATGGTCAACGTTAGATTTTACGGCAGTCTTAAACAGTTTGGATCTGAATTTAGGCTAGATTGCAAAACACCTGCCGAAGTCGTTCAAGCTCTCACAAGCCAAATCCCGAAGTTAAGACAATTTATTCAGCAAGGCTTGTTTACCGTGAGAGTTGGTCGAGATTATTTCGATAATCGCTATCTTGAACAAGGATTAAATCAAAAACTGAAAGATGATTCAACAGTGCATTTTACTCCGACATTAAAAGGCTCAAAGCGTGGTGGATTGTTTGGAGTGATTGCTGGCGTGGCTTTGATTGCAACAGCTTTTGCCTTGGGTCCATTAGGATTTAGCGTTATCGGTGCAAATGCTGCTTGGATGGTTGGTGGAGTGGGTGCATCAATGTTATTAGGCGGTGTAGCTCAAATGCTCACAAAAATGCCGTCAATGTCAACTGGCAAAGATGCTGAGAAAAAACAATCAACCAGCTTTTCAAATCTTTCAAACATGGCTGCTCAAGGTCGTCCAATGCCTCTCGCTTATGGGCGAATTAGAGTTGGCTCGCTGATTATCTCACAAGGCGTTGAGACGATGGATGTTGAACGACAACCTCCAGAAGATAAAAAAGGCAAATTACTACCAAGATTTAGAAATAGGAGTTAGGCAATGGGTAAAGGTGGCGGTGGCTCTCATACGCCTGTTGAGGCTAAAGAAACAAGCCGAAGTAAGCAGCTTGTCAAAATCATTGATGTTATTTCTGAGGGGGAGGTTGAGGGATTAGCCGATGGAATGAAGTCCGTCTATTTTGACAACACACCAGTTCAAAGCAAAGACGGTTCTTACAACTTTAATAACGTTCAATTAGAGGGGCGAGTAGGTAGCCAAGTTCAAGATGTAATCGCAGGTTTCAATACTTCCGAGAAAGAAGTAAGTGTTGGAACGCAAGTTAGAAAGAATTTACCGATTACACGAACCGTTACAGACAATAAAGTCTCTCGATTACGTTTAACCATTGGGGTTCAGTCTCTTTTCAGTCAGAATGAAAATGGTGATACAAACGGAACAACGGTAGAGCTTGTAATAACTATCGGCTCTCAATCCTATCCAGTTTCAATCAGCGGTAAATACAGCTCACAGTATTTACAACAGCACACTTTTGATAATCTTCCCCCTGTTCCGTTTACTGTTAAGGTTGAGCGAGTGACGGAAGATAGCAAATCTCAAAGACTTCAAAACAATACAGTTTGGTCAAGCTATACCGAAATTATTGATACCGAGTTTACATATCCAAACACCGCCTTAATTGGTGTGAAGTTTGATTCTGAGTATTTTAGTAATATTCCAGCTAGAACCTATGACTTATTAGGTTTAAGAGTAAAAGTGCCTAGTAATTACGATACACGCACCCGTAAATATACAGGAATGTGGGACGGTACTTTTAAAACAGACTGGACCGATAATCCAGCGTGGATTTTATACGATGTAGTGACAAGCAAACGTTACGGATTAGGCAATAGATTGGGCGAGTTCGGAGCGGATAAATGGGCATTGTATCAAGTATCGCAATATTGTGACCAATTGGTGCCGGACGGTTTCGGTGGACAAGAGCCAAGATTTACCTGTAACGCTTGGCTAACTGAGCAGCGTTCTGCGTATGACGTGATTAATGATATTTGCTCAATTTTTAGAGCCATGCCAGTCTGGAACGGTCAACAGCTAACAGTTGTAATGGATAGACCGTCAGATCCAGTTTGGACATACACCAACGCAAACGTAGAGAAAGGTGAGTTTAATTATACTTTCTCCGCTAAAAAAGCCCGCCATAACGCTATTCAAGTCGAATATGCCGACAAGGATAACGGTTACGAAAAGGCGATTGAGTACGTTTCCGATGACGAATCAATCCGCAGAAATGGCTTAAACGTTAAAAAAATAACCGCCTTTGGTTGCACATCTCGAGGTCAAGCGCACCGCACAGGTTTATGGTTGCTACAAACCGAGAAACTGGAGACTAAAACCGTTAGTTTCGTAGTTGGTGCAGAGGGCTTAATGCACGTGCCGGGCGACATTATCAAAGTCGCTGATACATATTACGCAGGCACTAATGTTGGCGGTCGAGTTCTATCGGTTAATGGTAAGAAAGTTACCTTAGACAGAGAAATATCGGTCAACGGTAACAGTTACTTTAGTTACATAAACGCTCAAGCTAAACATCAAGATATTAAGATTGTTTCCGCTAAAGGTGCCGAAGTTACTTTAGACCAAGAGCCAGCAGGGCTAGAGGCTTACGGTGTTTGGTCGTTATCTACTCAACAGGTAACAAGCCAGTTATTCAAGGCTATATCTGTAAAAGAAGAAACAAAAGGTAAATATACCATTACAGCCTTGCAGCACGAACCACAGAAAGAAGCGATTGTTGACAATGGGGCGAAGTTTGAGCCTAAAGCAACATCAATCCTTACTGTTCCACAGGTGAGCAATATCGGTGTGACGGTTAATCCTGACGGTAGCATCTCATTTGCTGGCGATGTGACTGGTGGGAATGGTGTTATTAAGTATGATTTCCGAATTTATAAAGACGGAGCATTGTACGATATTAGACTAGGTCAAACCTCACCAAATCTAAATCTAGACGGTTTAGAAAATGGCGAATACACCGTTGTAATCTTGGTTAAAAACGAGAGAGGTCAAGTCCTAAGCGAAAGAACGCAAACCTTTGTCATTGATAAGCCTCCAGCACCAACAGGCGTAAGAGTTACTGGTGGACTTGGAAATATCACAATCGAATGGGATTGGATTAATGATGCCACAGCGACAGAGATTTTTGTTAGCGAAACCGATGATATTAAGACCGCCACACGCTTAACGAAAGTTACTGCGAGAATGTGCACGCACGAAGTAGGGGCTAAGAAAGTTAGATACTACTGGCTAAGACATACTAGAGGCGTGAACGTTGGACCATTTAGTCAGCAAAGTGGCTTACGCGGTGAAAGCTCCGTTGATATTGATGCAGAGTTAGAGATTTTAAACAAAAAACTCTCTCAAAACATCATTGATGAAGTCATTGATACTGCATTGCCAGCTCGCAACCTTGACTTGATTAAAACAGTCAATGGTTTAAATGCTGATGAATATCAAGGTCACAAGCAAGTTTATAACACCGCAGACGGCAAACTCTACACTTGGAATGGTAGTAAATATCTTGAGAACGGTATTGATGCAAGTGGCATCCGTATTAAAACAACGCAATTAGTCGGCACTTTACAAGCTGACCAAGTTGGTGCGAACACAATCGGAGCAGGTGCGTTACAAGCTGGAGCTGTTCGAGCTGAACACATGGCGGCAGGACAGATTACTGCTGACAAAATGGCTATCGGGCTTGGTGGAAACATATTGTACAACCCTATTTTTTCAAATAATGCCTACGGATGGGGTGGATTCAACAGAAGAATTGGCGACTGGAGCAACTGCCCAGCAACAAACACATTTGGGCGAGGCTATCATAAAGATAATTATCATCCTAAAGGCGAGCGGACTGAAGAATGGCGTGTAGTTACAATTACCGGCACACAAGAGCAATTTAACACTTTATCGCATAGAGGTGCTTACCTTGATGTTTGCAGTCAATTTATCAACGTGGTGGCTGGCAAATGGTATATCGCAAGTGCGTATGTTGGCGGTTTTAATTGCGCAGGGAGTATTGTTATTGATAAATACAACTCCGAAGAGAACCAACATCAAGGCATTATCGCTGAATCCGCTATCAGTGGACATGACAATGTTTACAACAAACCTAGTAATTTTATCAATGCTTATACTGGAGCATTTGCCAATGGACATGTTGGGGATGCGAATCGAATTTTCGTTAAATTCAAAGCCCCAGATACAGGTAAAATCTTATTAGTGTTTAGATTAAGTAGATACGCCATAAATCAAACATACGCTGATTTTTTTATAGCTAGAGCAATGCTGCAAGAGTGTACGGAGTATGCCATTGCGCCTAGCCCTTGGCAAAATACAGGTGTGACAGCCATTCACGGTGGTTCGATTGTTACCAACTCAATCACTGCTCAACAAATGGCGGCAGATAGTATTACCTCAAACAAGATTGCAACTGGTGCTGTAGCAGCTAAACATATTGCAGTAGGCAGTATTGGAGCGGAGCATATTGCTACACGGTCATTAACTTCTGATAAGTTAAATGTGAATAGCCTTTCGGCTATTAGTACCAATATTGGCAGTATCAACGCTGGCGATATAACTGGGGTTAATATCCATGGTAACAATATAAACGGTAATAACATATCAGGCGGAGCAATCAATGGTACAACAATTACTGGTTCAACGATAAACGGTAATGATATTAATGGTGGCACGATACGAGGGGCGAGATTAGAGGGGGTAACTGGTAAATTTACAGGTTCGCTTGAGGTCAATCAGTTGATTGGTGGTAACTTGTGCGAAACGTTTATTGCCAATGCCTATATAGTTGCTGGGAGTTATCAATCAAGAATAAGGATAGCTCCGTCTCCAGTTAGGAGGATTTTTTTCGTGGTTAATTCACACATAACTTTCACGGTAGAAGCAAATCAATCGCATGAGTATTACTATTGGCACACAGATAAAAAAGACCCTACAGAGCTTTTCAATATTGGCTTTGGTAATGGAAACCCTGCCAAGTTATGCATCGTAGCATACGCAGTATCAAGCACGACAACAATGACACAAGTCTAGGAGTAAAAATGACAACATTTAACAAAATCTTAAATCCAATGTATTCGGCTATTGCTGCATACTCTAAACAGGAAGATGGCTCAATTAACGCCAAGTATGTATTGGGTACTGGCGAAGATAGTGACGGCTCCGTAACTAACTTCACGCCAATCATCTCTGACTACAAGTGGATTGATGCAGTAGCAGCAAAAGAACTAATAAGCAAGCCATTAACCAAAGATGACATTGGTAAAACAACAGAGCAAATTGATTTAGAACGGATTTATGCTTACCTAAAAGAAAACGGTCAAATCGTAATCTAATCAACCTTAACTGAAATCAACCGCACTTTGAGCAATCATCGTGCGGTTTTTTATTGGAGCAAAAATGGAAAACATTGAGCTAGAAACAGTGCGTGGTGATGATGACGGGTGGACATTTGAAATACTAGAAGATGACGAGCAGAAGAGTGATTTAACTGGAAGTAGATTTGATATGTGGATTGAGCCAAAGAAAGGCGAGATTATCAAGCTATCAACCGAAACAGGTGAAATTACTGTAAGCGAAAATCTAGTAACGGTTACATTATCACACGATAAAACGCTAGGCGCGAAGTGGGAAACAGCAAGCTGGGATTTACAGTGTACAAGTCCTCAAGGATTAGTGAGAACGCTTGCTGGCGGTGAATTCACGCTTATCCACGATGTAACGGAGGCGAGATGATTATTAGATTAGTTAAACGTTCAAGACCTAACATTAAGGTTAAAGTGCGTTTAATAAAAGAAATTGGCGATAAACCCAAAATACCAACCCTTGAAGAATTAAAAACTTTTTACAATATAGGAGCAGCATAGAATATGGCAATACCAGACTTTACTCAAATTTTAACTGAATTTGCAGAATTTGTTGGGCTTAAAGACAAAGAAATCATTAAACTTATCGGTTTATTGTCAACCTTAACAACAAATGAGAGGGGATCGATTGTTGGTGCAATCAATGAGTTAAAACAATCTATTACAGCATTATCGAGCAGTAGTGCAGGTATCAACGATAGCGCAACAGGCGACAGTTCAACACTCTCCGCTAAGAAAATCCTTGAGCTTTTAAATCAAGCAAAAGCTGATGTTAAAAATGAGCTTTTAGGTGGACAGGTTGAAGCGAGCATTGACACTATCAAAGAATTAGGCGATATGCTCAAAAATATGCAAACTGGTGAGGACGGTTTGAATAAATTAGTTCAAAAAGTTACTCAGACAAACCAATCACTTGCACTTCTTGTTGGGAAATTTACCGTGTTAGATGGTATAAACCTAAAAGAAGCCTACAATAGAGGTTACAGTAAATAATGACACTTCAAGCGAATATATCAGAATTCGCTGAATTCATGGGAACTGAAATTAAGCGAATTGAAAAGAAAATTCCGACAGATGGTGGCAGTGGCAGCCAATCCAGCGATTCAACAATAATCACTGGAAATGGACGACCAGACAAACCGGAAACAACAGGCGGCAAAATTACAGGTAATGAGCCAAATGGTACTTTTTACAGCTCAACAAATGGCGCTGGAGTCGGGGCTTATTTGTGGCAGAAACAAAACAACAAATGGGTTGTTATCTCTGCCGATACAGGCGAAAGACGAATGAGCAAAACATCTGTAAATATTAAGGAAGGTGATATATACCTCAGACGAGTGAACAATATGGTCGAGTGTTCATTTACTAACGGTCGGTGGGGGACAATCTCATTTTACGGGAGTAATAATCCTAAATTTACTCGTAAAAATCACGCAAAACGGATGAATATTCTGCCTGATTTCAGAATCCCGTTAGGATTTCGTACAAATACACCTTTTATGTTACCTTTTTATAATGATGACGGTGATTATATGGCAGTGTTATATGTCGGTAACAGGTCAGACCGTAGTTATATCGAATTACGGTTCAAAGATAACGTTCCAACAGCAGACCTTGATTATATGAGGTTACCTGTTATCAGTTGGATAACGGACGAGCCATTCCCAGAGGTATTGCCTTAATCCAGAAGTTCGGCAACTTCTTCCATATTCGGGGCGTAATAGACATTTTGTAAAATCCTTATGTCTTTATGCCCCGATATTTTCGCAAGTGTCATCACGTCGACCTTTTTAGCCAATCTTGTCAAAGCCTCTCGTCTGGTATCGTGGAAGTGTAAATGCTCTCGATTAACTGCTCTTTTGAGCTTTCTGAATGTTGCATCTAGAATATTTGACTTCACTTGAAAACAAGTATCGCCTTGCTCAATCTCGTCTCTCAGCCTTTCCAGTATTCTCACCGCATTTTTTGAAAGTGGAACAGTGCGAGAAGAGCCGTTTTTAGTCATTGGTAAATAAACCGTCTTTCTTTCTAGGCTTACATTATCCCAAGTTAATCCGCATATCTCACCAGCTCGCATAGCTGTTTCAATCGCAAATAATAACGCAGCTCCAGTTCTTGCCTTAGCCGTTTTTAAACTCTGGTTATATCCGCTAATATTAACTATCTCGTCAATATCTTCTTGTGTAAATCTTTGAGTTCTTGGCTTGCTTGCCTGTGGTTGTTGCAAACCAACCATGGGGGGAGGCTTGAATATATCCCCATCGCTCCAGTGCAACTTTGAATATATGCCCGATAGTTGATAATTCTCTGCGAACACTTTCACCCTTTACCGTTTCTAATCGCTCTTTAATCCATAGCTCTAAATCTTGGCGAGTTACATCAGATATATATTTATCAGTGATAGGGTGGCGCAAAAATCTAGTCAATCGGTTAAATTCGTGCTTTTCACCTCGTTTTGTAGGTGTGATTTCATTTAGATACCGCTTAATTACATCAGAGAATAAAGTTTCCGGCTGTAATCCTTTGGCTTGTAACTCTATTTTCTTTTCTTCCTCAGCTCCCCACAAAACAGCCTCTGCCTTTGTGGAGCAGGTTTTAGACTTTCTTATGCCATCTCGATAGATTTCTACACGCCATTTTTCGCCACGCTTTCTAACCGTTGCCAT